GGATTGAGCGACCGGGCGTTCGTCAACTACGTGGCCGCAAATAAGAGCAGCATCAAACGGGTTCTCGGTTGACGGCGTAAAACACTTGTACTACACTGAGGGCTCACCAACAGGAGAACCCTCATGCTTAAAGTGAAGACGACGGACGGCCACACTAAGTATCTCTTTGCCAGTGACGTTAAAACCGTCACCGGTATCGGCCGCGCAGGGGGAGGCTTTTCAAAAGACCACCGGACGAGTATTCGCCTCCGCGACGGTGAGCTGATTCTGTGTCGGGACAGTGTTACCTCGGTCGTTGCCTCCCTCCGCAAAGAACTCACCGCATAAACGAAGAACCCTCATGCAAATCAAGTACCTCCCCCACGCCTTCCCCGAGCAGTACCTGCGTCGGTCTACCGCTGGCGCCGCAGGCTACGACCTGCGGGCCTGCTCCCGACCGGGTATGCCCCATTACCCCGGAACGCTTACAGCAGTGTCCGTCGCCCCCGGCGAGGTCGTCGCGTTCGGCACCGGCATCGCCATCGACATGGGTGCCGGCTACGAGGAAACCAGCCTCTGCGGCATGGTGGTCCCCCGCTCCGGGCTGGGCAGCCGCGGCCTGGTGCTGGCCAACGGCACCGGCATCATCGACCCGGACTACCACGGCGAGATCATCGTCAAGCTGCGCAACGTGAGCGACGAGCCGATCACGGTCAACGCCTTCGACCGCATCGCGCAGATCCTCTTCGTGCCGGTGTTCTTCCCGGCCTGGGAGGTCGTCGACGAGTTCACCCGCACCACCGAGCGCGGCGTGGCGGGCTTTGGCTCGACGGGGGTGGTGTGATGGCGAGCGCCAAGACGGTAATCCTGTGCGGCCCGCAGGGGAGCGGCAAGACCATGATGGCGCAACAGACCGCCGCCAAGTACGGCTGCGCTCAAGTGGTCGACGGATGGGATGAAAAGCAACCCTTGACGCCCGGCGCCATGCACATCACGAACGTCGTGCCCCGATCGTGGCCGGCCGACGTGCTCGTTCTCGGCAACCTTTCGACGGGGGCGGGGTGATGGACTTCCGCATCAAGAGCTTCTACGCGACGCACTGCCCCGCGCCCCCACCTCCCCCACCGCCGGAGCCTGAGCCGGAACAGATCCGCGTCTACGCCCGTCGCCGCGGAGAGCGTGCGGTGTTTCTCGCGGACCCGCCGCTTGAAGACGCGCTGGCTCAGGTCCGCGCAGAGGGCTACCCCGTCGTGCTGGCACTCGTCCCATCCACCAAGCTCAAGGACTGAAAATGGCAATCACCCAGAAATGGCACACCTCCCGCGGCACCGCGTGCGACAGCGAGCGCGCCGCCACGATCCGCGAAGACGCCGAGAACTTGGCGGCCGAGGCGAACAAGCAGGTGCCGGGCCTCCCGTTCAAGCTGGCGGCGGACATGCTGACCGTGCTGATGACGGAGGGCAAGCTGCTGACTCGGCTTTCCTTTCCAGACGACACGGACTTTGACACCCTTCGGGAAGCGTTTCACCAGTTGACGCGCTACGGGACGCCCTACCCTGGGGTCGTTGACGCCGTCGACAAAATAGCGGACATGAACGACGACATGGCGCACGGCCGCGAGCCCTCGGGCAGTCGGCCCCATGTGGAGTGGCGAGTAGAATAGCCCCATGACCCCCTACCACCCGTTGACCCGCACTGGCACCCCGCCCGACGATGCCGCGATGATCTGGCCTTGGCCACACAACTGGTCCGCCCAAGTCGTGCGCAGGCCGGAGTGGTCAACGGTGGTTCTCGCCTCTGCAACGGGGGCGGAGCAGCGCCAGGCGCTCCGGGAGTACCCCCGCGAGCAGGTGACCTACGAGCACCTGCTGGAAGGGGACGACGCTGCACTAGCCTTCACCTTGCTGCGCGTGTGGAAGGGCCGCGACTGGCTCGTCCCTGACTGGACCGAGGCCACCAAGACAACCGCTCCCGCTGGGGCGGTTTTGTCGTTGGCGCGCAGCTCCGCAGGTGCCGGCATGGCCCTGCTGGGCACCGAGGTGGTCACCCTGCTGGACGCCGATGGCACGCTCGAAGTGGCGCCTTCCGGCAGTTGGCCGGCGGGCACCGTGCTGGTTCCTCTTCGCCTTGCGACACTGGACGCGGACCAGACAGTGAGCAGCGTCACCGGGTCAGTTTCCCGGATCTCCCCGGTATTTCTGTTCGAGGACGTGCGGGTCGTGGACGAGTCAGTGCTGACCCGGATCAGCCACCCTGGAGGGGCGGTAACTACCTCGGAGGGGGTGCTACCCGTGGAAGGCAAGTACGGCCGTGGCCTATCTGCCACCAGTATGGCTCTCTACCGGGAAGGGTACCTGCGCACGGACGTAGAACACACCTTGGAGTTTTGGGTAAAGATACCGGCTCCCGGAGAAATACGGGAGAACATTTTACGGGCGTCCGTTACCACCAACCGTATTGATTACAATCCTTTCGAGGGAAATATCGACTTCTACTGGATATTTCCCTACTCATTTAGCGTCCCAGGGTATGGCGAGTGGTTCCACCTTGCGGTGGTACGAGACGCGGACTGGACTTTACGGTGGTACCTTAATGGGAAGCTGCAGCATACCCACTTAGACCCCTTCCATTTTACCGGAACAGAAGCAGACCTAGGTCTGTTGTCCTTATTTACGGCGGTACTTCCCGAGCGAGCCACGTTCTCAGGAATTCTCGACGACGTGAGGATGACCCACACCTGCAGGTATATCGCAGACTTCGTTCCCGGTCCTTGCGCAGTGGGCGAGGGCGACCCCTTCTGGCCCTACACCGCTTTCCTCTTGACGGGAGACCAGAGCCGCTGGGGTCAAGGCCCGACCGGGCCGCTTGCCGCAGCAAGTAACCCGCGTGCGCGCATGCTGCCTGTGGCCCACAACTGGGCGAGCAGTGCGCAGGCCTCGGTCGCGCGCGAGGTGGACGTGCTGGACCCCGGGGTAGGCCTGCGCCACCGCCGTCCGGCGCGCGACACCTCCACCATGTCCTGGACCTACACCACACTGCTGGACAGCGATCTGGACATCTGGGCGTTCCGCGCGTTTCTGCAGCAGCACCGGGGCTCCGCAATCGGCTTCTACGCTGCGCCGCCGGGTTCCGAACTGACGGTAACCGCCGTGGGCGGTGGGAAGGCCTTCGGCCCGCACTTCCGCCTCTGGCCTGAAAACTCCCGGCCCTTCCCCATTCTGGCCATCCTCACCGCATCGGGCTGGGGTTACGAAGCGGTGGACCGGGTGCTGGTGGACGGGCGCCTGCAGATGATGGGCATGCCGGTGTACCCACCCGGAACCATCCTGGCCGCGCGCGGGGTGCACCACGCCCGCGTGATGGGCGACGCGGTCGAGATCCGGTACACGACGCCCGGAGTGGCGGAAGTGTCCCTCCCACTGGTGAGCGTGGCACAATGACCCGATGACCTACGCCACACTGGACACCTCCACTGACGCGGGCGCCCCCTACGAGCTGTTCGAGTTCACCGAGGCCGCCCGGGCATGGCGCTACACGACCGGCCCGGGCGCTGTCACCTGGGGTGGCCAGCAGTGGCTTCCGCGCCCGATCATGCGGGAGGCGATCAACCGCGACTCGGGATCGATCGGCGACCCCCTGCGGATCACCCTGCCAGACAACGACCCCCTCGCGCTGGAACTGCTGGCCGGGATGACGATGCATCAGGTCGCGGTGCGGGTCCGGCAGGTGCACCGCGGCGATCCGGACGCCGAGGCGCGCATCATGTTCTCGGGGCTGGTGTCGGGGGTGAGCTTCCAAGGCGCTTCGGCAGTGATCTACTGCGCGAGCCGCTACGCGATGGTCTCCAAGCGCCGGATCGCCCCGACCACCTACCAAGCCGGGTGCAACTTGACGTGGGGCTCCAGTAGGTGTGGGATCAACGCCGAGCTGTACCGCGTCGACTCCACCGCCACGGCCAGCGACCAGGTGGGCCGGGTGCTCACCGTAGCTGCGCTGTCGGGCTACGCGGTGGGCCACTTCAACGGTGGGCAGGTGGTCTTCGGTGGCACACGCCGGTTCGTCGAGAAGCACGCGGCCGGCGGCGCGCTGACCCTTTCCTACCCGCTGGGCGGGCTGACCTCCGCGCCGGCCGCGGTGGCGGTGTACCCCGACTGCAAAAAGACGGAGTCGGACTGCATCTCGCGGTACAACAATCTCCCGAATTACCTCGGGTGGACGCATCTTCCGAGTATCAACCCCTACAACCGTTCAGCCTACTATTTGGAAGAGGCCGAGGTGGTAGCTCCCCCCTCGGGGGCTACGGGAGACCTGCCGGGTTACCCCGGATACCAGATTACTCTCGCACCGGTCACGGTCAACCTGCCGAATATGACCTACACGTCATCGCGGGTGACGTTGGAATTTACCTCGAACGGAAGCCTGCTACTTCGGACAGTGGTGTACCGGTATAGCGAGGGGGGCGGAGAGGACAACCCCGGCCTTCCGGGAGGGTGGTATTTATCTCAGGACGTTACCCTGCCGGTCCCCGGGATGTGGGCGAGCCCTCGGCCGACTCCTGGCTACGGCGACACTACCTTCCGGGTGGACGTGTTGGCTCCCCCGGTAGAGGGCGGCCCCAACCTCGCGGTACTTACCGGATTCGCGCAGTGGGTTGACCCGAGCCCGTCCGTGCTGGTTGCAATTGACGCCGCGCCGCAGCACCTGCTGGGAGGAACGTGGGTTTTCACCATTCGCATTCGGAACCGCACCACCGGCATCATGATCGCACAGGGGGATCTGACCGTCGTATTCGGTCCGGACCTCATTGAGGAGGAATGACGTGGAGGCATTTTTACTGCAGGCTTTCTGGGCCACCTTTTTTATGGCGGCGGCCTCGATCATCACACCCACGCCCGCCGGCCCCGAAGATAAAAAAGCGTCCACTCTCGATGATGTAGACGCTCCGACGATCAGCGAAGGGGCCAGCGTTCCTGTCGTGATCGGCTCCGTGCTCACGGGTAAGCAGAACGTCTCATGGTTCGGCGGGTTGCGCAGTGACCCGATCACCCAGCAGGGGGTGGTGACCGGGCACCGGTACTACATCACCGCCCAGCTCTCGATCTGCCACGGGCCGATCGACGACATCCGCGAGGTGCGCCTGGAGGACACGGCGATCCCCGCCGCCAACGCGCCGCGCACCGCGACGACCGACTACTGGGACTACCATATCGACGCCCCGACACTGCTGGGCGGCGAGGACCAGGAAGGCGGCATCTCGGGCCGCATGCGCCTGTACCGGGGCACGCTCACCCAGACCACGGACATCGAGATGACTACCCTGGTGGGCGCGTCCTTGCCGGCGTACCGCGGGATCTGCTATGCGGTGCTGCGCGAGGTCTACCTCGGCACCAGCGCGCGTCTCAAGGGCCTGTCTTTCGTCGTGGAGCACTGCCCGAACCGCCTCGGCGTACCGAGCGGGCGCCACATCATCAGCGACCACCGGGACTCGAACGCGGTGTGCGCGCTCTACGAGATCCTGCGCGACGACTTCTGGGGCGCAGGGCTCGCTGCCGAGCAGTTCGATACGGTCTCCTGGCTGGCCGCCGCCGAGGTCGCCTACACCGAAGGGCTGGGGGTCTCGATGACCCTCACCAGCCAGTCGGTCGAAGACGCGGTCAACGCGATCAAGAAGTACCTGGACGCGGTGGTCTACGAGGACTTGGCCACCGGCCTCGTCACGATCAAGCTGATCCGAGAAACTGATCTCTCGGGGGCACCCTCGTTCGGGCGCGGCGTCATCGACTCGGTGGACATCACCCGGCTCGGCTGGGGAGACCTCCGCAACGCGGTGAAGGTCACCTTCACCGATCCGACGCGCAACTACGAGGTTGGCGGTGTCATGGCGCTCAACAGCGCGGCGCTGGCCATGACTGGTGGGGCTCAGGATGTGGAGGTGCTGGACGCCCCCGCCTTCACGAACCGCGAGGTGGCGCAGCGATCAGCCGAACGCCTGCTGCGTTCCCTGTCCTACCCCTTGAGCAAGGTGGAGGTGCGAGGCAACCGTCACCTTGCCTCCCTGCGCCCCGGTGACGCCTTCCACCTGGTGTGGTCGCGCCCCGCCGTTGATACCTACTACCGGGTTACCCGCGTCGAGCAGGGGGTGCTGACGGACGGCGGCGTGACGGTCAGCGCCGTCGAGGACGTGTTCTCGGCCAGCGCCGGCACGTTCACCGCGCCGCCGGGAAGCACCTGGACTCCCGAGACCTCGACCCCTGCCCAGCCGGTGACTGCCGCAGCCCTGCTGGAAACCCCATACCACCTGCGCCGCAGCGACACTCGCTCCGTGATCTACGGCGCGGCGGCGCCGACCGTCGCCCACACCGGTTGGAGGGCCATCGTCAACGGGAGCACCGCGGACGCCAGTGTCTACCCCTGGATGATGCACGCCCCGCTGTCGGCGGCGATCCCGCAGT